CTGCCACAGTAAGTGTGCTATTAAGATCAACAGCACCCTCCAATGAAGTTGCTCCAGCAACTCTAAGTGTGCCTCCAACTACAGTATTACCTGCTATTGAAGCTGTACTTTGAAGATGTGCTGCGCCTACTACTGTAACTGTACTACCAAATACTGCTGCTCCACCTACTGATACTGTACTTTGAAGATGTGCTGCACCAGCAACTGTGGCAGTACCGCCTACAAATAAAGTACCACCTACTATAGCATTACTTACAGAAATATTTCCACTTATATCTGCTGAAATACCTGTTAAATTAGAACCATCTCCATAGTAAGCACTGGCACATACTCTTGCATTAACAGCTTGTACATTTGTACCAGTAATAGTAACTGTGCTAAGAAAGTTTGCAGCACCTCCTACTGAAAGAGTCGAAGCAAGTGACACTGCACCAGCAACAGTAAGCGTACTGTTAAGATCAACTGCACCTTCAAGAGAGGTTGCTCCAGCAACTCTAAGTGTACCACCAACTATAGTATTACCTGCTATTGAAGCTGTACTCTGAAGATGAGCAGCACCAACTACTGTAACTGTAGATGCAAAGTTTGCTGCACCACCTACTGAAAGAGTAGAAGCAAGTGATACTGCTCCTGCCACAGTAAGTGTACTGTTAAGATCAACTGCACCCTCAAGAGAAGTTGCTCCTACAACTCTGAGCGTACCTCCAGCTAGAACATTACTAACAGAAATATTTCCACCTACGTCTGCATTTATACCTGTAATATTACTACCATCACCATAGTATGCAGATGCACATACAGCAGCATTAATAAATTTAACAGCCGTTCCAGTTGCTGTTAGATTTCCTGAAACAGAAACATTACTTTTAAACGTACCATCACCAACTACTGTAACAGTACTGGCAAAGTTTGCTGCTCCACCTACGCTTAGTGTAGAAGCAAGTGACACTGCTCCTGCCACAGTAAGTGTGCTATTAAGATCAACAGCACCCTCCAATGAAGTTGCTCCAGCAACTCTAAGTGTGCCTCCAACTACAGTATTACCTGCTATTGAAGCTGTACTTTGGAGATGAGCAGCACCAACTACTGTAACAGTACTACCAAATACTGCTGCTCCACCTACTGATACTGTACTTTGAAGATGTGCAGCATCGACTACTGTTACAGTAGATGCAAAGTTTGCTGCTCCACCTACATTTAGAGTCGAAGCAAGTGATACTGCTCCTGCCACAGTAAGCGTACTGTTAAGATCAACAGCACCCTCTAATGAAGTTGCTCCAGCAACTCTGAGTGTGCCTCCAACTACAGTATTACCTGCTATTGAAGCTGTACTCTGAAGATGAGCAGCACCAACTACTGTAACTGTACTAGCAAAGTTTGCAGCACCTCCTACTGAGAGAGTAGAAGCAAGTGACACTGCACCAGCAACAGTAAGTGTGCTATTAAGATCAACAGCACCCTCCAATGAAGTTGCTCCAGCAACTCTAAGTGTACCACCAACTACAGTATTACCTGCTATTGAAGCTGTACTTTGAAGATGTGCTGCGCCGACTACTGTAACTGTACTAGCAAAGTTTGCAGCACCTCCTACTGATACTGTACTCTGAAGATGTGCCGCTCCTACAACAGTAACTATTGCTCCAAGTCTTGTATTACCTGCAACTGTTACTGTGCTAAGAAAATTAGTAACACCGCCAACTGATAGTGTTGATGCAAGTGACACTGCGCCTGTAACACTAAGAGTGCCACCTATTGATGTATTGCCACCAACAGCTAAATTACCACTAACAGAAACATCTCCATCGTAAGTTATTCCTCCAGCAGCAAACAGTGTACCAGCTACTGATACATTACCAGCTATATCAAGATCACCACTTACAGAGACATTACTCTTAAACGTACCAACACCTACTACAGTTACAGTACTGCCAAATACTGCTGCACCTGCTATAGATGCTGTACTTTGGAGATGAGCAGCACCTACTACTGTAACTGTGCTGGCAAAGTTTGCTGCCCCACCTACACTTAGAGTCGAAGCAAGTGATACTGCTCCTGCCACAGTAAGTGTGCTATTAAGATCAACTGCACCCTCTAGTGATGTTGCTCCAGCAACCCTGAGAGTGCCACCAAGCACAGTGTTACCTGCTATTGAGGCTGTGCTTTGAAGATGTGCTGCACCCTCTACCGTAACTGTACTGGCAAAGTTAGCAGCACCTCCTACACTGAGAGTTGATGCAAGGCTAACTGCGCCAGTAACTGTTACTGTTGAACCAAAGTTAGCTTCTCCACCTACTGAGAGAGTAGAAGCAAGTGATACTGCACCAGCAACAGTAAGCGTACTGTTAAGATCAACAGCACCCTCCAATGAAGTTGCTCCAGCAACTCTAAGTGTGCCTCCAACTACAGTATTACCTGCTATTGAAGCTGTACTTTGAAGGTGTGCTGCACCTACTACTGTTACAGTGCTATTAAATATTGCTGCACCTACAGCAGTTACAGTTCCACCTACATGCAAGTTTCCACCTACTGTAGCATTGTTAACAGAGACGTTTCCACTAATTGGCACATTTGTAAGATTAGACCCATCTCCATAGTAAGAAGAAGCACATACTCTTGCATTAGCGGCTTGGACATTAGCGCCAGCAATAGTAACTGTACTTGCAAAATTTGCTGCTCCGCCTACACTAAGAGTTGATGCAAGACTTACTGCCCCAGCTACTGTTACTGTTCCACCAAGATTAGTATTACCACTTACAGAGACATCATCTTTAAATGTACCTGCACCAACAACTGTGACAGTAGAGGAAAAAGTTGCACCACCTGTAATACCAAGAGTTTCACCAACATTAAGGAAACCTGCAATAGAAACACTATCTGGAAGATTACCAATAGAAGCAGCAACACCTGTAATATTAGAACCATCACCATAAAATGCAGCAGCGGTTACATTGCCAACAACATGTACATTACCACTTACTGATACATTGGTTGCAAAGTTAGCTACACCCTCAACATCAAGTACTCCACCAATACAAGCAGATGTTCTCACATCAAGGCGACCACTGACTGATACATCATTGCTAAAGTCAGTCTTGGAAGTAAATCCAGCAGCGCCAGCTACATTAAATGTACCACCAACTGATACATTATTTTTTAGGGCTGCTGCATTTTCTACTGTAACTGTAGATTTAAAAGTAGCTGCACCAACAGCAGTTACGGTGCTTTGAAATTGTGCTGCACCAACTACAGTTACCGTACTGGCAAACTGTGCAGCCCCCGCAACGGACAGACTTGACTGTAGATGTGCCGCACCAGCAACTGTGGCAGTACCACCTACATAAAGATTACCACCCACTGTGGCATTGCTTACTGATATATTACCAGCAATTGTTGCAGTTACACCACTAAGGTTTGAGCCATCGCCATAAAAAGAACTTGCACATACTTTGTCATCTACATGAAGATTTCCATCCAGAGATACAGCACCACCCACACCCAATGCACCAGTAATCTGTACTGCATTAGTAGCTACCTTTAAAGCAGTGTTAACACCATCGCCTGTCTGCACTGCTTTCAGAGAAGTGTCTACACCAGTATTGCTAGTTGAAGAACTAACAAGTATAATCTGTTTATATGTATTTGATATTAGTTGGCTTGTTAAGTCACTCATATTAGATTCCAATACTTATCTGTTGATCCCCAAGTTGTACTGGCCTGACTCCATGTAAGATTACGTCCACCTGTATCGGGACGAGGATTAAGAATAGCTGGATTATCTCTTACATCAGGCACATGATTTTGAGGATGATTCTTCAGATCAAACTGTCCTTCAAAGTCTTCTGGGCATACCAGCATCCCATAACTATTCATTTGCATTATACGGTGTGGATATACAAACCCACATGTATCGCACATAGCTAGTGCATTTTTATTACTAGCCACTAAACATACCTTAGTCTTGGACGAATAAACATAGAGGCTCTTTCTCTATCTTCTTCCATTGCTCTCATAAGAAGTTCTTCATAGTTTGCTTTTAACATCATAATTCTATTCTCAGGAACAAGTGGTCGTTTCATTGACATATAATAAGCAAGGCCGCACGTAAGGCAAGGCAAAAATCTTTTAGGTAGGTCTGCATTTTGTATAGCAGATTTATTTACATCTTGAAGTTCAGAAATAATTTCCATCTTCAAAATATCTGTAGAATTATCAGGAAGCGGCCAAACAGACATTACAGGATTATCACGTCCTCTGCGTATAGAATATTGAGTAGGACGACCTGTCTGTGTTTTATTAGGAATTAGAAGGTATTCTTCAGGAGTAATACGATCAAGTTGAATGTCTGTGCTATCTCTATTAAGAACGACTTCCAGAGCATCTATAGTAGAAGAGGAAAGAGAATAAGTTGCAGAACTAGCAGATACAGTTACACTAGATACAGAAGTACTCCACAAAAGAACACCTCTATTCTGCCAATCTTTAAGCATAAGATTAATTGATCTACGTGCAGAAGCTGGTTCGTGACCAAGGGTATCTTCACCGCCAATCATCTCACTAGCTTCTTGTATAACCTCATCTATGTCAAGGTTAAAGTCATATGTTCCTGAAGTAGTCATTATTTTTTAAACCTTTCATAAGCATAAGCAAGAAATCCTGCCATAATACCTGTAGCTACTGCTTCATAAAAAAAGTCACCAAAGTGTGTTGGGTGTACAATATAATCACTTATTGATGTAAATAAACCAACTATCCATGCTACTATAAAAGGAGACATATTTTTATTAAACTTTACTAAAAATAAACCTGTTGCTATTCCTGTTATTGTGGCTGTTTTAGAAGCAACAAAAGCATGATTTAAAGATAAAGATAAAAAGTTACCTTGTACCATCATAGTACAACAAGATATAAAAGCTTGTATCCATGCTTCTGAAAATTTATTTAAAAACTTTTTCAACTTACACTCTATATTTTTTAGTTTTTCGTGCTATCTTTTTGGGCTGCTTCACGAACTGCTTCCCGGCAGCAGTCCCTTTTCTCTTTGCTCTGGTGGTCGCTGCATATTCCTTTGACGACAGGGACTTGATTGCTTTCTCCGGTAAATACCTTTCTCCCGTTTTGCCAGATGGTTTTCCCGACTTGGTTTTCCATTTTTGCTTGCTCCACTTTGAAAGTTTATTAGTAGACTTTTTCTTACCACTATAGGTTCCACCAGAATCTTTGTAGTATTTAACAGCAAGCTGCATAGCTCTGGCAGAGTGCTTACCGCCCATCTTTCTCTTTGCTTTAGCCTTTGCTGCTGCCCACTTCTTTGGGTCACGTTTAGTAGCTGTACCGCCTTTCTTACGCTTTATTACGTTTGCCATTGCTACCTCTTGCTTTCTTAATAGCTTCCTTACCTTTTTTAAATATAGAAGCTACTTGAGTT